GAACTACTGTAGTCGTACTTCCAGCTGTTGTATACATCACATAAGGTGTTCCAGCTGATGCTGGTTCTGCTGCGAAGTTGATTGCCTTAAACGTATTTGCCATTTATTTACTCCTCCTATTTACCTATATATTATATCGTTATTTTTAAAAAAGTCAATGTTTATTTTAGCCAAGTGCGATGGCTAAAGCTGTTGGGTCGTCTGTACTAAACCCTTGACCTGTCATAAAAGTTGTAAGTCTAGATAATGCAGCTTTTCTATTTGTACCGCCTGCACCATCATCGACTATAATTAAATCTGATGTAGTTAAATCTGCACCTATATCTGTGCCACCATCTACGTCTACTGCAGTTAATGATACTTTATTAGCTGTGCTAATTGTATTAAGTTTAGTATCTGCTATAGCTGCACTAGATTTAATATCAGCATTTACAATGTTTGTAATTGTGTTATTATCAGAATTTATTGATTTATTTGTAAGAGTATCTGTAGTTGCTCTACCTACTAATGTGTCTGTAGATGTAGGCAATGTAATAGTTCCTGTATTAGAAATGCTTGATATTACAGGTGTAGTTAATGTTTTATTAGTTAAAGTTTGTGTAGCCGATGCACCTACAATCTCTTGGTTACTACCTGCAGGTAGTGTTAATACATTTGTAACACTAGCACTGTGTGGTTGTGATTTAACTATCTGACCATGTGAGTTAGATTCACAATTAAATTGAATAGAACCTGGATTAGTATTACCTTTAACAGTCACATGCCCTGTGCCATTTGGTGCTAATTCTATATCTGCATTTGATGTAGTAACAATATCTTGACCATTCATATCAAGATTACCACCTAATTGTGGTGTAGAGTCTTCTACTACATTTGATATTGCACCTGATGTAGCAAGTCCTGCAACTACTGCTGATCTAGCTATTTTTTTAAGACCACCACCTGAAGTATCTACTGCTAAGAATACATCATCATTAGCAACTGTAGATATTTCTGATAATGAACCTACTGCTATTGAATTAAAATTTGTACCATCTGCAATTAATAAATTACCTGCAGTGTTAGTTCCCATAACAATATCATCACCTGTTACTGTAAGATCTCCACCAACAACTACATCACTATTAAATGTTGCTTTACCTGCTTCACTACCATCAAGAGTAAGCATAGTAATATCAGAACTATTATCAGTTCCTTTAAATATAATATCTGTATCATTTGCAGCTGCATCAATAGTAATACTACCTGAACTTGTTGTAAGATTAACTGCTGCATCACCTGCTGAAATATCATCTGCTGCTATAGCTGCTGCTGTAACACCAGTTTGAAAATATGTTTTAAATGTCGTAGCACTTGTAACTCGCATTGTGCCACCATCATTGTGAATAATACCATCACCATCAGCTATTGCTGTAGTTCCAACTGTAGCTCCACCATCTATTAAATTAATTTCTGCACCTGTTGCCGTAATAGCTGTGCCATCTAAACTTAATGTATCAATATTTGCTGTGCCATCTATAAATAAATCTTTAAATTCAAGAGAAGAAGTTCCTAAGTCAATATCATTATCTGTTATAGGTACAATAGCACCATCTTGTATTCTTAATTGTTGTACTGCTGAAGATGATACTTCAACATAAAATTCTAAATGATTATTAGTTGAATCAACTAATACTTTATTTAAACTATCAGCATCTCTGATAGATCCAATAGGACCACCTTCACCCGCAGTTCCATCATGCGTGTGTCCTGTAGTTGCATTAAATGCAGCTAGTACTTGGTTAAACTCATCATTAGAATGAGCTGCGGTGATAGTATCACCTGTTGTAAAACTGGATTGTCTTGCTGAATAGCCTGCCATTATCTTCTCCCTCCTGGAGTAAATTCTAATTGAAAGCCTTTAACTGAAAATGAGTCTGCACTATTTTGATCATCAATCTGTAATGCTACTGCAAATCCTGAACCTTCTACTGATTGTCTTACTAATGGAACACCTGATGCATCATATAGTGAACTACCATATTTTGCTGCTCCATATTGTCCAGCACCACCTACACTAGGTAATGCTATTTTTGTTGGTTGTGGTGTATTTTGATCATCGTAATCATACCTAAGAGCTAAATTTGCATCAATAGAAGTTCCTTCACCTTCATAGTTTAAATTAACTCTTTGCATATATTTTCTTAGACCAGGATCTCCCATTACCATATCTGGAGATCTATATACTGCTTGTATTGTTGCTGTAGTTGCACCTGTTGCAAAAGTATTTCCTGTTTCCATTTTATAAATAAAACCATCATATCCACCAAATACTTGTGTTTCAACACTGCTAATAAAATCTGAATCTGTACAAGCTGGTTTAATACCTACCATATCTGCATACTCAAATCCTATTGATCCTGTATTAGGATTATTTTTTAATACACCTATAATTCCTTTTGATGATAATTGCCCTGTAGCATCTACTGGATAAAATAATCTGTATTGAGATTTACCTCTAATAACTACAGAAGATATTCTATCTAATGTTACTTCATCAATTCTAGACTGTATTTGCCTAGAGATAGAACCAAGTTCAACGTCACCAATTCTTGCCGTACCTGCAATAGTTCTTAATCCATCGGGTGCTAAAAATATAACGTCACCACCAATCTCTTGAATACTGCCACCATCTCTACATCCAATGTTTCTTGTAACTTCTTGTACAGCAAATGTACTAGATGATGTTCCTGTTAATTTATATATTCTATCTTCGCAGAATATAATTAATTCATTTCTAAATACTTTTAATCCAACAACTGTAGAGTCAACTTTAAATGATCCCCCACCTTGTGCAGTCCTAAAATCATCTTCAGCAAATGGTGCAGTAAATATAACTTCTTGTGAATTAGTTGCACCAGCATAAAACATGTGATTTTGAAATGCTTTTACAAACTTAGGATTAGTAGGAGCTGTACCACCATCAGAACCATTTACAGCATCTACAGCAAAACTAGAATTTATTATTTGTGCAGCTGAGTGCCCTGTTGCAATAACTAGTTTATCAGTTCCATTAAAATTAAACTTTTCAAAATCATAGGCTCTAGTAGAAGTTCCAAGTCCAGTAGTTAAACTTGTCCAACTTCCAGATGTAGTTCCTCTGTGTATGTCACCACCTCTAGCTACAATTATCTGCCCATTAAATATAATTGAACAATCAACTGTTAAACTAGAATTACTAGATCCTTCAGGAATAATTGTACTATTATATTGAGCTGTACCACTAACACGTCTATATCCACCCTTAATATCGGGTTCAAAGTTTTGTAAGATTAATGCTTCACCTGGTTGCATAGAGAACACGTCTTTGTTCAATGTTAAACCACCAGCACAACTTACAACAAATGGGGATATTAAATCTGTTGTTGGCATTTAATTAATTAGCTCTTTTTTTATTTAATAATTCTATTGCTTTTTGTAAAGTTAAAGTTTTTGGAATATTTTTTACACCAGCTTTTTTTAATTTTTCTGTTATAGTTGTTCCAGGCATATTTTTAAAGTCTCTAAACTTTATTCCAGCTTCTAACTTTTCATCAGCCATTACATCACCATTCATATTATCAGTGACATTCATTCCATTTTTTTCTTCTATTACTTTATCTGTATCTTTTTTAATAGCCATTAACTAACTCTGCCTCCTATATTTGTTGCAATACTTTCACCAATTACATCAGTTCTCATATAATCATTTTTAGTTGCATAATCTACTTTTAATAATCTAAGTTTTCTTTGAAAGTCTCTATCAGCTAATTGTGCATGTTGTGGATCTGATCTTAACATGTATGTATAGTATTTAGCTCTATCTACTATCAAAGTTCTAAATCTGTCAGGTAAACTCATATTATCACCGTGAGCAGACAAATCTGTATGTGTTGTATAATAATCAAAACTTACTGTGTATTCATTTGTATTTGGCCTTGGACTTATTCCAAATGCAGAATGATCTGGCAAAATATAAACTCTTAATGGCACAGAATAATTACCTTCATTATTTGTATCATCAGTTGGTTTATGATTTTGTAAATAACTATCATATGTTATGTATGATAATTTTCTAGTTGCAATATCACTTCTAGATATTCTAACATAGTCAACATCTAATTGAACACCAGATGCTTCTAAGTATATATAAGAAGTTTGTGCTGTTGCAGTAAATGTTGTTTGTAATATATCACCTTCTCTAAAATTAGTTACTGCTTTTGTTGTATTTAAATTTTGTGTTCCACCTGCTGATGTTCCAACTCTTACAATTAATGCAGTGCTAGAACTATTTGGACTTAAAACTCTAACTTGTAATCTATAAGTTTTATTTACTGTAGTGTTAATAGCTTGATAAGCTGCTGCACTATTTAAATTTAATCTACCATTACCACTTGATGTATATGATGGTGATCCATCTCCAGTTGTCCAGCTATTTATATTAGATGTAAATTCACCATTAGTTACTAATTCTTTTGGTCTTAATGAAAATGAATCCATATCTGCTTTTCTAAAATCAGCAGGAAATGTATATTCATTAGTTCCTATAGTTAAATCTTGTGTAGTTCTAGAATATAATAAAGGTATTTCACCTGTTTCATTATAAATATCATGAATACCCTTATTAATAAAATCTTTTACTGCAGTTTGTATACCTCGACTTGAACTAAACGTACTAGAGGTTAACTCTGTTTCGTTTAATTCTCTAAGTACACTATTTGCTAACGTTAAGTAGGTTGTTGCCATTCTGTAATAACTCTAATA